CAGTACTTGTGTAACGGAAGCATTGCACTCACTTTTGATATGGGCAAACCAACAACAAGAAGCCATCACCAAAGCACAACTTGCCGATGATGAGCAGAAGCCAAAGAGGAGAAGAAAGAATGAAAGCAATCCTTGAGTTTGATTTAACTGAAGAAAGAGCAGAGTTTGATATGGCGGTGAACGGATACAAATTCTCTCTCGTTGCTTACTATTTAGACCAGCACTTGAGAGGATTGATTAAGTATCCACCGGATAACCAAAGCGAGGATACTTACAAAGCATTGCAAGAGACAAGAGACAAACTCCACCAACTGCTGAATGAGTATAATTTGGAGGTATGAAGAAACACACAATGCACTATCTCAATCATTTCGGTTATGACATAAGTGACTTCATCCCTTGTGAGGTGTGTGGCAAAACTGCCGTGGACATACATCACATTGAAGCAAGAGGAATCGGAGGGACAAAGACAAAGGATGTGATTGAGAATTTACAAGCATTGTGCAGAGAATGTCACATCAAATATGGTGACAAGAAACAATACAAGGACTTCTTAAAAGAGAAGCACGAAGAGAAATTAAATAAACGATGAAACAAATTAAGAACTTTCCACAATATGCAATGGATGTCAATGGCGACATATACCGCATAAATAAAAAAGGACTTCGCAAAATTGGAGGTCAAGTTGATACCAAAGGATACATTCAAATTTGTTTGTATTTAGATGGTAAACGACATTTCAAAATGCATCATAGATTGATTGCTGAAGAATGGATTCCGAACCCATTGAACAAAACACAAATTAACCACATCAATGGAATCAAAACTGACAATCGCATTTGCAATCTTGAATGGGCAACTCCAAAAGAAAATGTGCGTCACGCAATTGAAAATAATCTTTGGCATACAAGCAAATTAATTCGGAGTTAATTCGGTGACAATGGCAATACAAGAACCACAACCACACGGAGGAAGTTTGACAAGACCTGAGAAAGGAGAAGTCCTAAATCCGCACGGCAGACCAAAGAAGTTGATCACCCAATTGAAAGAAATTGGCTATCAAAAAAGCCAAGTTGAGGACACGGTCAACACTATGCTCACGATGTCACGGAAAGACCTTGAGAAGATTGACAAGGGTGATGAGTTCACAATACTGGAGAGAATCATTGCTGGTGCATTATTGAAATCGCACGACAAGAACTCTCTGTTCAACTTGGAGATGTTGTTAACACGATCACAAGGCAAGCCAAAAGAAACCATTGATCAAACTATTGAAAGTAAAAATTTCACAATAACTTTGAATTTAGATGAGAGCAAGTTGGAGAGGTGATGACAAACTACCACCGCAAGATGAAGACATCCAAGTCGTTTACACTACGGATGCGAGAATAACTTTGGCAAGGTACTTCGATGACCTTTGGGTTGATGAGTACACGAATGCAATTATTGATGTGGCATATTGGATGCCCATCCCAGTAACCCCGAACGAATGACATCACAAGACAAGGCACAAGAAATCAAAGAATCTTTCAACAACTCGTTGACGGTTAAGGATTGCTCATTGGTTGCAGTTGACCAAATCATTCAGGCGTTGTCTCATAAAACTTGGGAGAATCGCAATGAGTTGATGTTTTATTTGGAGGTCAAAGAAATACTGCAAGAACTATGAGAGTAATCCAGTCGGGTCATCTTGGTGATTTGATCTATTCACTCACCGCAACCAAGCGAGTTGCAGAGTGGCACGGTGCGGTAGATTTCCACATCGGATTTCGTGAGCAGAATACTGTTTCCGGTCATCCAAGCGGTGGATACTGTATGAACCTAAACTCATACGAATATATCAAACCATTGCTTGAGCATCAATACTACATTAGAAAGGTCGAGATGCACACGCACATTGATATGGGTTATGACTTTGATAAGTTCAGGCATCACGGGTTGAATCTGTCTGCTGGTGATTTGAGACGGAATCACTTTCTTGTGTATCCTGAATTGATAACTGACCTTCACGAACCTTGCATTGAAGCGAGTGAACCTATCCCATACTTTGCGGACAAGATTCTCTTGAACTTCTCTGCTCGTTATCGGAATCACGACATCAACTATTTTCCATTGAAGGAACACAAGTGCGTTTTCTTTGGTTACGAATCCGAGTATATTGCATTCACCGAGAGATGGAAGTTGGATTGTGAACTCTTAAAATGTCAGGATGCTTTGATGTTGGCGACCATTGTCGGCAGTTGCAAGGCGTTCATTGGGAATCAGTCAAGCACCTACGCAATCGCAGAGCAAATGAAGGTAAAACGATTGCTTGAGGTATGTGTTCACTCACCGAATGTTATACCCGTAAACAATGGCTTTGACTATGTAACGAATCAAGGCTTTAACTTTTTACTTAATACCCTATGAAACTCTTAATACTAACAGACGGAATCAATGGTGTGGTTTACCATCGCATCTACGCACCACATTTGAGAATGCAAATAAACGGAGAAGCGGAAGTGGATGTTTGCCAATCACAAGCCGAATGGATGACGGTTGACCTTGCACCCTACGATGTAATTGTTTTCTCACGATGGCTTGGTAAAAACCAGTACGATGTCTTGAAACGCATCACCGATGCCGGGAAGCCTTATGTCATTGATGTGGATGATTATTGGGTACTCCCAAAATATAACCCCGCATACTGGGCATATCGCAAAGGAATCAAGAACTCCATCAAGGATGCCATCAACTATGCGGATGCGGTATTCTGCACAACTCAAAAACTCGCCAATGAGGTGAGGGCAATCAACGAGAATGTCTACATTGTGCCAAACTGTTTGGATACATCTCACAACCAATGGAAGCAACCAAAGGAGAAGAACGAGAGAGTGAAAATTGGATGGGTTGGTGGAATCACACACGAAGAGGATTTGAAGCTCATTGCTGATGACATCAATTCAATGGATGTGGATTTCTACATTTGCGGATATACACCGAGTGATCATTGGAACAACATCGTGAAACTGATTCCCAAAGCCAACATTGTTCAAGGCACTTCGGTATTTGAATACGGTGAGGTCTACAAGCACTTTGATTTCGTACTTGCACCCCTTCAGGACAACCACTTCAACAACTGCAAATCGGAGTTGAAGATTGTGGAAGCCGCTGCCTATTCTATCCCCATTATCTGTTCAGCGGTCTACCCATACTTATACCACACCGGAAACGATGGCGTGATCTTCGCAACCCAAAACAACTGGAAGGCATCCATTGAGAAATTGATTGATGCTGGTCATTCTGTGAGACGGTCAATGGGCGAATCAAATCGCATCTATTGTGAGACATACCACAACCTTGAACTGCACAACCTGACACGATTGAGTGTATACCAAAGTTTATGCAAATAACCTATCAAAGACCATATGTCACGAGTTACCAAAAAGACATCCTTGATTGTGATGCTCGTTTTACCATTACTGCTGCGAGTACAAAGACGGGTAAGACGGCATCTCACATCATATGGTTATTTGAACAAGCGTTGAAATGTAAGGACAATCAATCGGTTTGGTGGGTTGCACCGGTATACCAACAAGCGGAGATTGCATTCCGAAGGATGAAGTCACAAGTCACGGACAAGAACTTCTTTATCAGTAATGAAACCAAACTTTTGCTCACCCTTCCAACGGGGGCAAGGATAGAATTCAAATCAGGTGAGAAACCGGACAACTTGTATGGAGATGATGTGTATGCTGCGGTGATTGATGAGGCATCAAGGATGAGAGAGGAGAGTTGGTATGCAATGCGTTCAACCCTAACTGCGACACAAGGCAAGTGCAAACTGATTGGGAATGTCAAAGGAAAGAAGAATTGGTTCTATAAGTTAGGGGAAAGGGCGAGAAGCGGTGAGAGTGACTATAAGTATTTCAAGATCACGGCATATGATGCGGTCAAAGAAGGGATTCTTAAACTTGAGGAGGTTGAACAAGCGAAACGAGATCTCCCACTTCACGTCTTCAATGAGTTGTATTTGGCAGAACCAGCGGATGACAAGACAAACCCATTCGGAATTGATGCAATCCGCAGTTGCTATAAGCCAGTAACCAACAGAAGTGTTGTGGCTTGGGGTGTGGATTTGGCGAAGTATTCGGATTATACGGTGATAATTGGCTTGGATGCAATGAATTGTGTGGCATATGTTGACCGATTCCAAGCGGATTGGTCGCAAACATTGGCAAAGATTACGACATTGATTGGTGTGATTCCTGCATTCGTGGATTCAACCGGAGTTGGAGATCCTATCGTTGAGCAATTGCAACGAAGCCATCCCAGAATCAAAGGGTTTAAGTTTACATCACAGAGTAAACAACAACTGATTGAAGGGTTGGTCATCAGCGTACAAAATAGGGAAGTGTATTTCCCTGAAGAACCCATCGGCTCGGAGATGGAAAACTTTGAATTTGAATACACAAGAACCGGTGTGAGGTATACTGCACCACAAGGGTTGCACGATGACTGCGTTATGGCTTTGGCTTTGGCAGTTGACTGCAAGAAACACAACAGACCGGGAACTTTTTATTTTGCTTAATATGAACTGGAACAACATAACCATCCACCAACTCCAAGAGATTCACTCTTGTCGTGATATGTCCAACATTGAACGGACAATGAACATACTTGCCATCGTTAACCATTGGTCAATGGACAAGGTGGAATCGATGCCGATTGATGACCTTACACGAGAGTTTAAAAAATTGGAGTTCTTAAATGAGCTTCCAAACAGACCTGTGCAATTTATGTTCAAGCACAAAGGCAGATATTTCCGGTTGGCAAAAACACCAAACGAGATTTGCGGTCATCACTTCATTGAACTCCAGCAAGTGTTCAACGGAGATACGATTGAAAGCCTTCACAAGATAATGGCTTTACTTGCATACGAGGTGGATTTCTTTGGCAAATCAAAGACCATCAAAGACGCACAAGCACACTATCAGGACAAGTGTGATTTGTTTCTGTCAATGGAAGTTCCGCTTCCGTATTCTTATTCGCTTTTTTTTTCGGCAGTTTATCCGGAGTTATTGAAAACTATCCAATCCTATTTAATCAAGGAGATGGAGAAGTTGAACAAGGAGATAACGCAAGTCCGATAGGTTGGCTGGAGTTGGTTGACAGAATTGTCAAAGGAGACCGTACAAAGTGGGATGCCATTCTCACAATGCCATTGATTGAGTTCCTGAACACAATCGCATTTTACAAGCAGAAAACAAAGGAGAGACAGAAGCGAATAGAACAGGCAGCGACAAAGGGATTCAATTCCTATGTTGTGGCTTGTCTGCACGAGATGTTGTAATTGGAACGCATAAACCTAAACGCTATTTTTTATCGTGGCATTATCTATCACTCAACAACCCAACAGTTATCACCCAGCGTTTAATGACACGAACTTCGTGATCACGGAATCAAGCGGTGGAATCTACACAAAGGACAATTTCAAGTTCATTGCAGATGTCAAGGTCGCATCAACTACCGTGGCTAAACTCAAAGCACCCATCTATTTTGGAAGTACAAACAAAGGGGTGTTCAACATTGGGCGAATCTTGGAATCTTATGTGACTAACAATTGGGAGTTCACCGATTCATCACCCAGCGGATGCGTAAACTCATTCACGGATTACGAGGTTGAGTTTGGGTATGAGTATTCACCTTCAGCAACGGGAACAATCACCGAATACCTTGATTTGACTTCAGCAACTGGAACGGTTTGGAATGCTTCATTGAACCCATTTGATTTGGTGACTTATGCTGAAGGGCAATATCTCGCCACATCCACATCCGCAAAGTTCTTGACCAATGTGAGAACACGAACCATCCACAGAACGCAAAAGGATTGGCTCTATTGTTTGAAGGGAGATGCCACAAGCGTTTTGATTACTTACTCCGATACATCCACACAAACATTCTCTTTGCCATCTTCAAAGGTGGTGAGAATACCCGTGGGCAGTCAATTGACAATACCCGGTGCAGCGACATTCTTTGATGTGGTGTTGAAGGCTGGAGGTACTTCCAAATCCGAGACATACCGATTCAACATAAAAGATGAATGCAGTAAGTACGAAACAACTGACATCTTCTTTATGAACCGTTTAGGAGGATTTGAATCCTTCCGTTTTAATATGGTGAGAAGAGACAACTTTGAAGTCACACGAAAGCAATTCCAACAGAACCCATACACACTCGGTGCAACTTACGGATATCAAACATCGGCAAGAACTCGCACCAATTATCACACAGAGACAAGCCAAAAAATCAAACTCTTCAGCAACTGGATAAACGATACCGAATCTGTTTGGCTGAAAGACCTGATTGAATCTCCGGTGGTGTATATGTATGATGGCACTTTGTATGCGGTCAACATTGATAACGCCAACTACGAGCAGAAGAAGACGGTACAAGATAGGATGTTCAACTTGGAACTTGACATCACTCTTTCATTCGCTGACAAATCGCAACGCATATGATCAGGCTATTGGTCAACAACACCCCAGTTGATTTGTCTGCTGACTTTGACATCTCAATCAACAAGGCAATTGCCGACATCCGTGAACCACAATCACGGTCTTCGGAATGGACAAAGACAATTACCATCCCCGGAACGGCACAAAACAACAAACTATTCTCCCACATCTTCGAGGTTGAACACACGATTCGCACATCAACTCAATTTGCACCTGATTTCAACCCCAACAAGAAAGCCGATGTTGTCGTTCTGTTGGATGAGATTGAGCAGTTGAGGGGATTCATCCGCTTGATTCAAA